GCTTTAAAGAGTTTCCGAGACCGCTCTCCTCAGAGTATGGAGGAATAAACAATGGCTACTATCGGTCTTGATAAACTTTTTTATGCCAAAATCACCGAGGATGATGCCGGGGATGAAACCTATGGTACTCCAGTACAACTGGCAAAGGCTATGAACGCCGACCTCTCGGTAGAACTTGCCGAGGCGACTCTTTATGCCGATGACGGTGCATCGGAAATCGTGAAAGAATTTAAGAACGGCACACTTTCCCTTGGTGTGGATGATATTGGTGCTTCCGTGGCGTCCGACCTTACAGGTGCGACCATTGATGCCAACGGTGTGGTGGTGTCTGCAAGTGAGGATGGCGGCGAGCCTGTTGCTGTAGGTTTCCGTGCAAAGAAATCCAACGGCAAATACAAGTATTACTGGCTCTACCGCGTGAAGTTCGGTATCCCTGCCACCAACCTTGCCACCAAAGGTGACAGCATTACATTCTCTACGCCTACCATCGAGGGTACGATTCTGCGCCGTAACAAAGTGGACGGCAAGGGCAAGCATCCTTGGAAGGCAGAGGTTACGGAGGGTGATGCTGCCGTGACTTCGGATATTATTACAAACTGGTATACGGAAGTATATGAACCTTCCTATGCTACGGAAACGGCTGAGTAAGGAGGATATGACACATGGATAAAGAACGCTCTGCAATTATCAATATCGGTGGTGACGAGTATACGCTGCTCCTCACTACTAAGGCCACCAGGGAAATCGCAGGACGCTACGGCGGTTTGGAGAACCTTGGTGACAAGCTGATGAAATCCGAGAATTTCGAGATGGCTATTGGAGAAATCGTGTGGCTGATGACGCTTCTGGCTAACCAGTCCATCCTTGTCCACAATCTGAAAAATAAGGATGACAAGAAAGAAGTCCTTACCGAGGAGATGGTGGAACTTCTGACTACGCCTTTGGATCTGGCAGATTACAAGGCTGCCATTACCGAGGCTCTGTATAAGGGCACTAAGCGTAATATCCAAAGCGAGGACAACTCAAAAAACGCAGCGGTCGGGTAAGTGACGAGGAGTTATTTACTCGACTTTTATATTACGGCATCAGTCAGCCTCACCTGTCAATGGATGAGGTGTGGCTGATGCCGTTTGGCTTGCTGTTGGACCTGTGGGAATGCCATAAGCAGTACACGGGTGCGGCAAAACCGAAACGAGAATATTTCATTGACGATATCATTCCGGACGGAATCTAAGGAGGTGGTTTGATGGCGGATGATTTTGGTCTGAAGATTGGCCTTGAGGGCGAAAAAGAATTCAAGAAGGCACTGTCCGAAATCAACCAGTCCTTTAAGGTTCTGGGGTCGGAGATGAAGGTTGTTACTTCACAGTTCGACAAAAACGATAATTCCGTGCAGGCACTGACCGCAAGAAACCAGGTGCTGAATAAGGAAACCGAGGCACAGAAGCAGAAAATCGAAACCTTGCGGCAGGCGCTTGCCAATGCCTCCGAGTCTTTCGGAGAAAATGACCGCAGGACACAGCAATGGCAGATTCAGCTTAATAACGCTACGGTGGCGCTCAATGATATGGAGCGTGAACTTGACCGCAATAACACTGCCCTGGATGAGGCAGAGCGTGAGATGGATGATGCCGCCGATGCTGCGGATGATTTGGAAGAAGAACTTGATGAAGCCGGAGATGCCGCAGACGATAGTGAGGGGAAATTTTCAAAACTTGGCGGCACTCTGAAAACGGTCGGTGTGGCAATGGGTGCGGTGGTCACGGCTGCCGCTGCCGCCGCAGTTTCCCTGGGCAAAGCCGTGGTAGAAGCATACGGCGAGTATGAGCAGTTGGTCGGTGGTATCGACACGCTGTTCAAGGATTCCTCTGCATCTTTGCAGGAATACGCCAATAACGCTTATAAAACGGCGGGTATGTCTGCAAATGACTATATGTCCACGGTCACCTCCTTCTCTGCTTCCCTTATTTCTTCTCTTGGCGGTGATACCGAGGCAGCAGTAAAGTATGCGGATATGGCCATTATTGATATGGCGGATAATGCCAATAAGATGGGTACGGACATCGGACTCATCCAAAATGCATACCAGGGTTTTGCCAAGCAGAACTATACGATGCTGGACAACTTGAAACTCGGCTACGGCGGCACCAAGACCGAAATGGAGCGTCTGCTTGCTGATGCACAGGCGATTTCCGGCATTGAATATGATATTAGTTCCTATGCGGATGTGGTCGAAGCTATCCACGTCATTCAGGAAAGCATGGGTGTGGCAGGAGCAACGGCAGCAGAAGCCGAGCATACCATTGAGGGTTCTATGAACTCCATGAAAGCTGCCATTGATAACCTTATTGTAGGTTTCGGTAATGCGGATGCAGATATCGAGCAGCTTTGCAACAATGTGGTGGATGCATTCCAGGATGTACTGACCAATATTACCCCAGTCATTGAAAATATCATCTCTGCACTGCCAACGGCTCTGAATGCGTTGATTTCCACTATTGGAGAATTACTGCCGACCTTGTTGGATACCGTGGTTGACCTGTTTTCCCAGGTGCTGACCACTATACTGACCATGCTGCCGGAACTTATTCCCGTTGTGATTGAAGCGTTATTGACCATCGTGAACACGCTGATAGAAAATCTGCCTCTGCTCATTGATGCAGCCATTCAGATAGTGATGTCTTTGGTGCAGGTCGGAGAGGCACTTCCTACATTGATTCCGACAGCAGTACAAGCGGTTATTACCATTGTGCAGAGTCTGATTGACAGCCTGCCGATGATATTGGATGCCGCTTTGCAGCTGATTACGGGTCTTGCGCAGGGACTTCTTGATGCGATTCCAGTGCTGATTGAGGCACTGCCATCCATAATACTTGCCATTGTGGACTTTGTGATTGGTGCAATCCCTCAAATCATAGATGCAGGCATTCAGCTTCTGACTTCACTGGTTTCTGCACTGCCGGAAATCATCGTGGCAATCGTGGAGGCAATACCGCAGATTATTGACGGCATTATCACGGCGGTGCTTGGTTCGATTCCGCAGATTATCCAGGCAGGCATTGACCTGTTGGTGGCACTGATTGAGGCACTGCCTGAAATCATCACAACCATTGTGGCTGCTATCCCTGAAATCATCTCCGGCATTGTCAATGCGGTCATCAACAATATTCCGCAGATTGTACAGGCGGGTATCAGCTTGCTTACTTCACTGATTAAGAATCTGCCGACCATTATTGCAACAATCGTAAAGGCTGTGCCTCAGATTATTAAGGGAATTGTGAATGCCTTGAGCAAAGGCGTATCCCAAATGGCGCAGGTCGGTGTCAACCTTGTCAAAGGTTTGTGGCAGGGCATCCAGTCCCTTGCATCCTGGCTTTGGAACAAGGTGTCCGGTTGGATTTCTTCCATCTGGGACGGCATCTGCGATTTCTTCGGTATCCATTCGCCTTCGGATGAGATGGCATGGATTGGCGAGATGTTGGTGGAAGGTTTGGCAGGTGCTATCAATACCAGTGGTAAGGATGCGGTTGCAGCCGCTGAAGGCATGAGCCAGGACATCAATGATGTGATGCAGAGCCTTGCAGATGATATGACCACGGCGCTGCCTACGGACTTCAATGTAAATGGTACGGTCAACAGAAATGACACGGTTTCCGGTATGGGAACGGGTTATGGTGCGCTGATTACCATTCAGCAGATGATTGTCCGAAGCGAAGAGGACATCCGCAAGATTTCCCAGGAACTTTACAACTTGATTCAGAGTGGCTCCCGTGCACAGGGACACTTCACTACGGCATAAAGGAGGGTTTTGACCTATGGGGTTTATTTTTAACGATATTACATCGGCAAGCATGGGCATCAAAGCCTGTCTGACTTCCTGGCAGGTGTGTGGTAAACTTCGAAACTTTACCACCACCGTGCCGGGTAAATACGGTGTGGCGGATTTCGGAGCAGACTTCAATTACCGTGAAATCAAGGTACAGTGCAACGTCTATCCGAAACACAGTTTTACGGCATTGGTATCTGCCTTGGATGATGTGGCTGCATGGCTTGACCCTGTGCAGGGGCTGCGTCAGCTTGTGCTTGATGATGTGCCGGACAGATATTTTATGGCGCGTCTGAATGATGCGGTGGATTGTGAAAGGCTCATTCGCTCGGCGGGCAGTTTTGAACTGAAGTTTTTCTGCCCTGACCCGTTCGGATATGCCATCACGGACGAAACTTTCTCCATTACGGAGGAAGGTGTTCACACTATTACAAGAAGTATTGGAAACATTGAGTCCTTGCCTGTGTATCGAATTGAGGGTGTGATTACTGCAGGGGCAAGCAATTATATCAGCATTACCACAAACGGCTCGGAACTGAAAATTGTAAATGCCACGCTTTCCGAGGGAGAAATCCTCATCGTGGATACCGATAAAATGACCGCTTATGTGGTTGATGAAAACGGAGAAACGCTCCGTAACGGTCTGCCGTATTTGCAGGAATTGAACTTTCCGACACTGGCTGTCGGAGATAACACGGTCACTGTGGAAGTAAGCAATGCCACGCTGACCGAATTACAGATACAAGCCAAGAGCAGATGGAGGTGACGGTATGTCTTTGAAAACAATTCTGAATAAACAGACGGATTCCACAGGTGAGTTTCCGGAAGAGTATGCCGCCTCCGGCTTATGGCGATTCAATGAGTCTGCACCGGATGAAGATACGGCTCTTGCCGATTCTTCCGGTTGTGGGCGAAATTTTACTATTGTGAACTGGTCGGGTACTACGGCAAATCTGTCAAAAAGTCCGAAAGGCAGGCAGATTCGTTTCAACATCAATAATCCGACTTCTGAAAAGACTCATCTGCAGGTGACCAATGACGGCAGTATCTTTGCCAATCTTGGGGAGCGTATTATCGTGGGCGGATGGATGTGTCCTACCACCTATTCCGTAGGCAATACATTCTGTCCGATTTTCAATACCCGTTACGGTCCCGGACAGCCGATTTTCTATCTGTCCTTATATTCCGGCAAGCCAAGAATCATGCTCTACAATTCCGCAGGGTCTTTAATTCTTGACCAGTCCTTGACTCCTTCTTTCAAGTTGGTAAACGGTGGGTGGTATTTCATTGCCGGAGTGATTGAGCCGAATAATAAGAGGTTTACTTATGTGGTGGGTGACCGTTCCACGGGAGAGGTATGGAAGCCTGAAACGCTGACTTTCACCGGAGAACTGAACCGTTCGTGTGTAGCAGATTTGGTTATCGGTATGCACGCCGACACTTATTACTATGCAGGCGGCTTTGATGAGTGGTTCTTAGATTGCGATTCTTCGCTGACGGCAGATGACTTGGTGGATTATTTCAATGCCACCATTCTCTGTAACGGTGCGTCCAACTCCGCTGATGTGGATGCTCTTACCGATGCAAGCGGTGTTACTCTGAAAGCTACGGATGGGGTGTATCCTGAAAGCGGTATTCTTTATACCAAAGCAGCGGAGTGCAACCCGTCCGGCACAGGCAGAGTATCCTATACCAGTGAATATATCGCAGGCACAACGGCGGTGGCATCGGTGGAAACCTCCACCAGTGATGACCTTGTGGATTGGAGTGATTGGGTTTCTGTCGGTGCAGACGGTAAGCTGCAATCTCCGAACCGAAATTACATCCGTTTCAAGGTGACGCTGACCACATCGGATACTTCCAAGACACCGAAACTTATAGATATCCGCCTTTATGATATTCCGAAAGCGCCCTATGAGAAAATCGGCTATGCCCGTCCCGTGGTTTTGGATGATAACGGAGCATGGGAGGCCATTTTGGAGAATGCCTATGACATCATCGTTACGGGCGAAATCAATGGTGAGGATACGCTGACCTTTTCTATTCCGTTTCGTGACAGCAAGCGTAAATATCTTGAAAACGAGAAGAAAATCCAGATCGTTGATGATAGTTATAAAATCCGTACTATCACGGATGTAAAGGATACCACAGGAAACACGGTCACACAGGTGTATGCCGAGGCGGAATTTTACGATTTGACCTTTTCTGTCCGTAAGGAAGAAAAAAAGTTTGATGCGGAAACGGCGGAGGCTGCTATGGCATATGCACTTGCCGATACGGAGTGGAGCGTGGGAACGGTCAATGTTACCTCAAAGCGTACATGGACTTCCACGGAGAAAAATGCTCTTTCCATTCTTCGCAGCGTTGCCAATCTTCACGGCGGTGACCTTGTTTTTGACTGTCCGAACCGACTGGTGCATCTGCTTACGGTCAGCGGCAAAGACAGCGGTGCCTTGTTTGCCTATAAGAAGAACATGAAAAGCATCGAGCGAGTGGTGGACACCCGTTCTCTTGTAACAAGGCTTTATGCGGTCGGTGCCAACGGCATGACCTTTGCTGACATCAATAATGGAAAAGCGTATCTTGAGGATTTCACTTATTCCAAAGAAGTGCGTATTACCACCCTGGATTGTTCTTCATTTACCAATCCTTATCAGATGAAGGAATACACGGCCATGCGCCTTGCGGAATACTGTAAGCCGACCGTGTCCTATGTGCTGAATGCGATGGACTTGTCTGTTCTGACGGGTTATGAGCATGAGGCATGGAATTTGGGCGATTATGTTCGTGTGGAAGATAAGGATTTAGGGTTATCGGTTACTACCCGTATCGTGCGACGAGAGTACAATCTGCAGGAGCCCTGGAATACGGTGTTGGAACTTTCCACTACGCTGAAGAATCTGGGCAGTTCGGTCAGTTCCATTGATACCATTGCCGATGCACTGGAAGGCACGGGTATGGTATCCAACAATGATATCCGAGAACTTGTGCCATTCAATCACCTACGAAACTCCCGTGCAGATGATGGTCTTGCTTATTGGGTCAGTTCCGGTTTTGAGGCGGATGGAGAAAACGGTGCGTCCGGCACGGCATCTTTTAAGGCAGAGGGGGGCAGGAATGACAAAAAGCCTGTATCAGACCGTTTACCCTTTCAACCGCAGCAGTTATACACTGTCGGCGCAGATTGCATCGGAGGATCTGAAAAAACTGTCCGATGATGCACAGGTCGGCATTGAAGTGGTCATTGAATATGAGGACGGCAGCACCGAAACCCGATTCATTGACCTTTACTGATGGAGGTGCTTATGGCTTATTTTTCTAAAACATCGGAGAAGATAACGCCTGAAAATTACTTCTCCAAAGTGAAATCCATTACCGTGCGTGTGTGCATTACCAATTGCACAGGCACTTTATATATTACAGACCTTTTGCTGCAGCCGGGTTCGGTTGCCACGGGATGGGTAGGTCATCCCTGCGAAATCAAGTGGGTGCTTGATGGCTAATCCGGTATTCATCCGACTGGCAGAGGTCATAAACAAAAAGCAGGATATGCGTGTTGTGAGCGTTACCGTGAAACCTACCATCACGAACTGCTCCGGCACGATTTGGTTTACCGACCTGCAGTTACAGGAAGGACCTGCCTTGACAGGATATGTGCCACACACGGAGAGCCGACTTGCGGAAGGCTCAAAGGTGTGGTTCAACGGCGTGGTGCGTTCTTCCGAAACCGTGATCGTCTGCAACCTTGGAGAAACCTCCGGCGGCTTGGATATTCATATTTATCCGAAATCCGATATGGCGGCAGGCTCGGTGCAACTTTCCCTGGGTGTGGGCGGTCAGAAGGTAAAATTCCCCAATGCACTGGCAGCGGAAGATGACCTGGCTTTGCTTGCTTCTGTGAGGGAATGCACAAAGAACGGTGTCACAGAACCGAAAGAGGGATTTTATCAATACAGTGCAGCTTGGGATTCCAAGCATAAAATTACCTTGGAAGACGGCAAGTCTGCCAGGGTACTTTTTGAATTACAGGAAATGACGGATGGAGGTGTATCATTCTGATGGATAAATTAAAAGGCAAACGCATCATGGTTTGGACATTTATGGGTAATTCCAGAATGTATGAGGCTTTGCTTGATTACGGAGACCGTATCGACACCATCGGTCTGTTTTCTTTTAAGGTGGATGCCACGGGAACGATTACCGAATTTGCTTGCCGGGTATGACCTCGGTCAATGGCTCGGTCGGTGGAGAGAACTGGTGCGTATACGGAGATCTGGATAAATATTGCGATACTGCATCCATCATGAGTTACGGTATGGCCTGGGCGGGTTCTGCTCCCGGTCCTGTTTCTCCGAGGAGCTGGCTTGAGGGTATTTATGATTATGCCACGAAAGTGATGAACCCCGACAAGGTATTCCTCGGTATGCCAGCCTACGGTTGGAACTGGCAGATTTACGACACGCCGGAGAACCTGGGCGAATATTACCGAGGCACATCCCATACCTATTATACTGCGAAATATTGGATGCAGGGTCTGTATAATTTTACCGGTGATGCACCTCCGCAGCCGTTCATTCCTATAGTTTCTTATTGGGATGATTACGATATGGGACCGTGGGCATTGCCCCATGTGTACGATTATATGGAAGGCAGGGATGCAACGGATTATTCCTATCCGCTGATGACCGAAACCTATAACCGCAGACGATATCTGACCGCTTATGCAAAACAGCAGCACACGGAATTCGGAGAAATCATCATTGACCACGATGCCGAGCCGGACAGCTACGAAGGTGTGGTTTCGGTATCGGAAACACTGGTCACCTTGGGTGATGAGGGTTCAGCTACTTACAACTTTACGATTGATGAGGCAGGCACTTATGATGTGGCGGTTCGCCTGTGTTACCCATTCTGGGATAAAAACAGCATCTACGCATCTCTTGACGGCAGCACGGTTCACTTTTCCGAGAGCAGATTGTGGTGGCCATATTGGAGAACTACCTTCTGGGCGACACTTGCCAAGGGAGTGAGTCTTTCTGCAGGAGAACATACGCTGACTATTTCTGTCGGTGTCAACGGTGTGCAGTTTTATGGTTTCCGTGTCTGTACCGATTTTTCCGAAGAACCTACGGCGGGAGAAGCGGAATACACCCTTGCTCCACGAAAGTTCAAAGATGTGAACGGAGATATGGTGGGTCCTGCGACAGGGTTCAAGCTGACACTTGAGATGCTCCGCCGAAAGCTTGACTCGGCACTTGTTTGGTATGAGGATTTCCGTGATGAAGAAAAAATACCGGAAAGCTACTGGACGGTTCTCTCCGGTGAGTGGGATGTGTGGCAAGACCCGGAAAGCACGGCAAACCGACCGTATTCACAGCTTGAGGGTTACGGTCAGCTTGCATGGAATTACGGCAGTTTTTCAGATATCCATCTGAGGGCGCAGATTATCTTCCCGGAAGACGGTGGTGGCAAAGCAGGAATTTTCCTTGGCTCGTTGTTCTGCTGTTACAACTATGACAGCCAGTGCGTTGAACTATATGAGGGCTCCACGCTGAAAGGCAGCTATGCCACCAGCTTTTCCAAAACAGCAAAGGCAGACCTTCGCAGTAATCCGAATGTCTACACCATTGAGATGCGTAAGCGTGGCAGTAAGGTGCGTGTGTATTCCTCTGCATCCAACACGCTGCGATTTACGGCAACGGTCAGTGATGTCAGCGGTTATGCAGGCATACGCTCCGATAACAAGGTAAACTGTCAGTTGCTCCGCTTGGGCGATGCCTGGACATATGAGCCGTATGAGAGGTTCGATGTGGTGATGCCGGACGGAACGGAAACTTCCTACGGCAGGATTGAGAGAAGCAACTGTACATGGGATGAGGAGTTCCAGGTGTTCACGTTGACTTCCGATGTGGATGAATACTCCACACGCAGCGAGGATATTTCGCTGGACTACGAATTTTATCATTCCCACATCATGCCTCTTGAGTGTGGCTATGATTACGGAACAAAAATCATCCCAAGAGACATCAATATCTGGATTTCCAGACTGTTCCTTGGGGATTCGGACGGCTTTTCCATTCTGTATTATCAGGATGTGGACAGCCTGATCTATTGGGCGAACCAGGCAGCGTATCGATGGAAGTGGCGAGGGATGTGTATGTGGTCTCTCGGACAGGAAGATATGCGAGTCTGGGAATGGCTGCCCAAGCAAACTGAATAACGGCTTTGAGGGTATCTGCCAATGTGGCGGGTGCCCTTTTTGCATACAAAAATTTATGAAAGCGAGGATTTTACTATGAAGGATTTATGGAACACCATTCAAATCATCTTTGCTGCCATTGGCGGTTGGCTCGGTTGGTTTCTGGGAGGCTTTGACGGTCTTCTGTATGCACTGGTGGCGTTCGTGGTTGTGGACTACATCACGGGAGTCATGTGTGCTATTGTGGACAAGAACCTGTCCAGTGCTGTTGGATTCAAGGGCATCTGCCGTAAGGTGTTGATTTTCACTTTGGTGGGCATCGCACACATCCTGGATGCCAATGTTATCGGTGACGGCAGTGTACTCAGAACGGCGGTTATTTTCTTCTATCTCTCCAATGAGGGCGTGAGCCTTTTGGAAAACGCATCCCACCTTGGATTGCCGATTCCGGAGAAGATGAAGGATATCTTAGAGCAGCTCCATAACCGTGCAGATGATAAAGAAAGCGAGGGCAAGTAATATGAACTTACACAAACTTATTTTAACAGAAAATGCCTGCTACAAGGCGGGCAAGAAAATCACGGTCAAAGGCATCATGGTTTATTCCACTGGTGCCAACAATCCGAATTTGAAACGCTATGTCGGTCCCGATGATGGTCTGCTTGGCAAAAATCAGTACGGCAATCACTGGAACACTTATCATCCCGGTGGCAGAGAGGTCTGCGTTCATGCATTCATCGGCAAGCTGGCTGACGGCACTATTGCCACGTACCAAACTTTGCCTTGGAATCACCGTGGATGGCACGCCGGAGGCAGTGCAAACAACACACATATTGGTTTTGAAATCTGCGAAGACGGTCTTACGGATTATGCCTACTTTAAGAAGGTGTACCGTGAGGCCGTTGAACTTTGTGCCTATCTCTGCAGGGAGTATGGCTTGACCGAGCAGAATATTATCTGCCATTCCGAGGGTTACAAGCAGGGCGTTGCATCCAACCACGGTGATGTGATGCACTGGTTTCCGAAGCACGGCAAGAGCATGGACACCTTCCGCGCGGAAGTAAAGGCTCTGCTTACTGCTGATACCAAAGAGGAAACCGAGGACACTGCCGAGCCTGCGGTTGCCTATCCTGAAAAGTTGACCACAGGCTATTACCGTGTGCGTAAGACATGGAAGGATAGCAAGTCCCAGGTGGGTGCATACCGCATTCTTTCCAATGCGAAGGCTGCGGCAGATAAGAACCCCGGCACTTTTGTTTTTGCCAATGACGGTACAGTCATTTATCCCGCAGATGAAAGTTCCGAGCCGGATTACCGTATCCATACGGTAGTCAAGGGTGATACCCTTTGGGATATTGCCGAGCAGTACCTTGGTAAAGGCGGCAGATACACTGAAATTAAAAAGCTGAACGGACTGACTTCCAATGTGATTTACAGCGGTTGGAAACTAAAGATTCCGAACTAACACGATGCCCTTTGAGGATTTTTCCTTGAAGGGCATTATTATTTTGCCTTTTGGGGGTTCGATTCAGCCTGTCTTTTCGCTTATAGACAAAGGGAACATTTCTACCGTTCCCGGATTGGAGGAGCCTATATGGAAGTTCAGAGAATCGAAAACTTTAAAATACCCAATGCCGTGGCGCACGAGATTACGCAGGAGGAATTGCAGCGTGAATACGACTTTTACATGGCACAGAAAGCGCTTGAAACCATGTTTATGTTCGGCATGATTTCTGTGGATGAATTCCACAAAATATCGGCTGTAAATCGCAAAACTTTCTCCACGTTTTTGTCAGAGATTATGGGCTAAATGACTTGATATTTCTGCGATAGTACGGGAATATGTCACTACCCAAAAAGCGAGGTGGGTTGATGAAAAAGATAACGAAAATCGGGGTAAATGAAACCCTGATTCAAAAGAAAAAACGGAAAGTTGCAGCCTACTGCCGTGTATCCACTGCCAGTGATGAGCAGCTTATCAGCCTTGAGGCACAAAAGGCCCATTATGAAAATTACATCCGTTCCAATGACGAATGGGAGTATGTGGGTCTTTATTATGACGAAGGCATCACAGGTACGAAAAAGGATGTCCGTGCCGGACTAACCAAAAAGAACGGTAAATGGGGCGCGGGTGCAGTGAAAGCTATTCTTACCAATGAAAAATATACAGGTGATGTTATTTTTCAGAAAACCTACAGTGACAGCAGTTTTAACCGCCATATCAATTATGGTGAGCGTGACCGTTTCTTCTGCGAAAACCATCATGAGCCAATAATCAGCCATGAGGATTTTGACAGGGTTCGTATGGTGCTTGACCAGAGGGCAATGGAAAAAGGCAACGGCACGGACACCTACAGATATCAGAACCGATATTGCTTTTCCGGCAGAATCAAATGCGGAAAGTGCGGGGATACCTTCAAGCGTAGGCAGCATTAC